ATTTTTAAATAAAATTGCTATATAAGAATCCCCGGTTTTTTTACCATGATGAAAGGCTAAGCATGTCACTTCAAGATCTCGCAGATTACACAATGGTTTCTCGTTACGCTAATTATATCAAAGAACTTCAACGTCGTGAAACTTATCACGAGGCTACAGATCGTGTTAAAAACATGCATCTTGAAAAATATCCTCAATTATCCGAAGAAATTAATTGGGCATTTGAACATGTGCATAATAAAATAGCACTTGGATCACAGCGAGCACTGCAATTTGGCGGAAAGCCAATTGTAAAGAAAAATGCCAAGCTTTATAATTGTATATCCACGTATATCGACCGTGCTCGTGTGTTTCAGGAAACATTTTGGTTACTTTTGTGTGGTTGTGGCACAGGATTCAGTGTTCAAAAGCATCATGTTGAAAAATTACCAGAATTTCATAATGGATTAAACAAATCATCTGATTTGTCTGAAACAGCTCATTGGGAAATTGAAGATAGCATCGAGGGTTGGGCAGATGCACTTGGTGTGCTTATTGCTTGTTACATGCCACATGCAGAATTTCCTTTTTCCTATGGCAAAAAAGTAGATTTTGATTTCACTAAGATTCGTCCAAAGGGATCGCCGCTTGGTTCAGGAGTCGGTAAAGCGCCCGGTCCAGATGGGCTCAAATTAGCGCTTGAAAAAATTCGTGGATTGCTGAACGCTTGTCTTGATGCTGGTCATAAGAAACTCAGACCTATAGATGCATACGACATTGTAATGCATGCGTCAGATGCGGTATTATCAGGTGGTGTGCGCAGAAGCGCAACACTGGCAATCTTTAGTCCAGATGATCAAGAGATGCTAAATGCCAAAACAGGAGATTGGTACTATACTAATCCGCAACGTGCTAGAAGCAATAACAGCGCATTGCTGTTAAGGAATGAGACGGGTCTCGAAACATATCACAAATTATTCGATTCCACTCGACAATTTGGTGAACCCGGAATGATTTGGGCTTCTAATACTGAAGCTTTATATAATCCGTGTGTTGAGATTGGACTTTATGCTTACAATAAAGATCTTGTTAGCGGTTGGCAGGCCTGTAATCTTAGCACCATCAATGGTTCTAAATTACAAACAAAAGAGGACTTTGCTGTTGCTGCAAAAGTTGCAGCAATCATAGGAACGCTTCAGGCCGGCTACACAGACTTTGCATATCTTGGGACTGTTAGCGAAGAAATTATCCGCAGAGAGGCGCTGCTAGGCGTTTCTATTACTGGGATTATGGACCACCCATCTATTACCCTCAATCCAAGTAACCTAAAAGAAATGGCCCAATTGGTTTTGGAAACCAATAGTGATATTGCAGCCAAGATAGCTATAAATGAAGCATCTAGAACAACATGTGTAAAGCCTGAGGGCTCAGCCAGTTGCCTACTTGGCACATCTTCTGGCATCCATCCGGCACATGCCAAAAGATATATCCGAAGGGTTCAATCTAATGCGATGGAAGCCCCAATTCAGCATTATAAGATTTATAATCCCGGCGCTGTTGAAAAGAGCGTTTGGTCAGCTAATGGAACGGATGAAGTTATTAATTTCTTGATTGAGATGCCAGAAGGTGCAATTATCAAAAAAGACATGACTGCGCTCCAATTTCTCGATACAGTAAAAATGGTCCAAGAGAACTGGGTCGAATCAGGCAAGCGTCCAGAAAAGTGTGTTCAACCGTGGTTGTCACACAATGTAAGTAACACCATTACAGTTCAACCCGATGAGTGGGATGGTGTAGAAAAATTCATCTATGAAAATCGTGAATCTTTTGCTGGTATTTCTCTTCTTGGTGGCAGCGGTGACTTGGACTACAATCAAGCACCTTTCACCGAAGTTTTAACTGAGCAGGAAATTGTTAATAAGTATGGCAAGGGCGCTTTGCTTGCATCGGGACTGATTGTCGATGGACTTCATGCCTACAATGACAATCTTTGGCAGGCGTGTGATACCCTGCTTGGCGTTATTAACCTAACACCGCCAAAAGATGCTTGCTTGGGCATCTGTGGCCACAAATGTGAACTGCCCGTCTTGGACAAAGTTGCGAGATTTGCACATCGAATTAATTGTTGGATTTTTGACCAAGATGAGTCTGAAGATTATCTTTGTTCAACATGCAAGGATAACAAAAAGGCGTACAGTGAGCAGGTTGCTCTTCATGCCTTGAAGGTTGATTGGATTCGTAGGGCAAAGAAATTTGCAGAAAATTATCTAAACAACGATTTGAAACTGCTTACTTATCTTCTCAAGGATTTGAACAACTTCAAATTCTGGCAAGATCGCAGCCGAGATCATCGCCCAGTTAATTGGGAATTGCTTTACGAGGAATTTGATGACACAAAGGTGCAGGAAACTGTTGCTTGCGCAGGCGGAAAATGCGAGATGAGTTAATCTTTCGTTAAATTGATTTTGTCAGTTGAGGTACAAAATAATTTGTTCCTCAACTTTTTTCTGGCAGCAAATTGATCTATTATTATATAGAGCAAAAAAGTTGGGGTGGGAAGATGGCAAGATATTTGGTAATTTGTGGTGGAGTATATAGTGGTAGTGGCAAGGGCATAAGCATCGCAAGTATTGGTTTTCTTTTAAGTCTTCGTGGGCACAAGGTTAATGTTATTAAGTGTGATCCATATTTAAACATAAATGCTGGAATTCTTAATCCAAGAGAGCATGGCGAATGCTTTTTGGCGGATGACGGCAGTGAAACTGATTTGGATCTTGGGAGTTATGAAAGAATTATTGGTTGTGAAGTTGGCAAGGAAAATATTATTACTAATGGAACGCTACTAAAAGAATTAATGGAAGAACAGGAAAACGGAGAATATCTAGGTCAGACTGTGCAGCACGTTCCGCATGTTACAAACAAAATCCTCCAAAGATTTTACAAATTGGGTGAAAAATCTGATATTGTCCTCATTGAAATTGGCGGAACTGTTGGCGACAACGAGAGTCATACATTTTTTCAAGCTGTTCGCCAATTAAAGCAAAACAATCACAATGATGTTTTAGTTGGTATGGTTGCTCCGATTTTGTGGGTCAACACAATAAAAGAATTCAAGACGAAACCGCTTCAAAATGCCGTCGAAACGATTAGCAGCTTCGGACTTCAGCCAGATTTTCTTTTATGCCGATCCGAAAAATCAGTTCCTTCTAAAATCCTTGATAAAATTAGCAATTTGACAAACATTCAAAGAGATAGCATTTTTGAAGCGCTAGACGTAAGCACGATTTATCAAGTTCCAATTGAATTTTACAACTCTCATATTGACGATCTTATTATTGATAAGTTTGCGCTTAAAAGAAATGGTATAAGGATTCACAAGTACAAAGACCTAGTTGAAAAGTACACAAATAATGATAATTTAAAAGAAATTACAATTGGAATAGTTGCAAAATACGATAACTGTGATGAAGCCTACTTGTCGCTTAAAGAGGCAATTTTTCATGCGGCTGTTCATCATGATGTTCGTGTAAACATCAAATGGATTAATGCGATGGAGCTTGAATCAAGCAAAGACACTGGGATTTTTGATACTAAATTTGAAAATGTAGATGCCATTATTGTTCCCGGAGGGTTCGACAGTAAAGGCATAGAGGGAAAAATCAAAGCCATTAATTATGTTAGGAATAACAAGATTCCTTTTTTAGGAATATGTCTTGGGCTGCAAACTTCTGTTATTGAATTTGCAAGAAATGTACTTGGAAAAGAATGTGCAAACAGCACAGAATTTGATGTTAATTGCGAATATCCAATTGTGCATTTTGTTTCCGGGCAGGAAAGTATCAAGAAAAAATCAGGAACTATGAGGCTGGGAGCTTATCAGTGCGACTTAACAAAAGATACACTTGCTTTTGATTTGTATAAAAAGAAAACAATTTCTGAAAGACATCGTCATCGCTACGAGGTCAACAATTCTTTAATATCAGATCCTGATTTTTCGAATAATGGTTTAATTGTATCTGGCCGGCATCCAGAAACTCAGTTGGTTGAAATGATTGAACTAAAAAAAGATGTGCACCCATTTTTTATTGCAACTCAAGCACACCCGGAATTTAAATCAAGACTTCAGTTCCCAGCGCCACTATTTAGTGGACTAATAAATGCAGCAAAAATTTTGAAACAAACTTAACTATGATATATAGATTATGCTACTCGAAGGATTTTACGACTTTGTTATAAACGAAAACCAAAAGAAGGTTAATGATGTATTAAAAGACATCTTAAACGATTTGGCAACAATACAGCCAACGGATTCAAAGTCTTTGGCTAACGACAAAATTTATAAAAAAGTAATCGAAAAAATTCAAAGAGTACATAATGGAAGTTATACAAGATTAAAAGATGATGTAAAAAAGAAACTCCAGAGTTATGGCGTTCAATTAGCGATTCTTACTGATCCAAAATCAAAAAAGAAACTGCCTATTACTATCGATCAGTTGATTGAGCAATTGAAGAAATCACTGGAAGAAATAGTTAAGACAGAAAAAAATTCTAAGACTGTCGAAACTCCGGTTGATCCCGCTCAAAAGATGGATACAAAGCCCGAGCCTTCGCTTGCAGGACAAAGTGCTCCATTAAGCGCAGGAATGGGTGATACACCCAAGCCAGCGATTCCTGAGGCACCGATTCAACAGGGCGGAGTAAATGGAAGTTGGTCAGGCTAAATGGAAGATTGGGAAGATTACGAAGTTGATGATTTAACTAAACGAGCCAATAGAAAAAAGGGCGTTAACGGTAACCGCAAGGGTAAAAGAGGTGAGAGAGGTCTTGCTGAAATTTTTACTAAGAGATTTGGCGAAACGTTCTCTCGAACGATTGGTTCTGGCAATCGTTGGAGTCAAGTAAACTTATCTGAAACAGCACAAAATATTTTTTCTGGCGACTTGGTTACACCAGACAATTTCATGTTTGTTCTGGAATGCAAATCTGGGTACAATAAAATTACGCTTGATGGTGTTTTTGAAGGTGGCAATTCTGATATTGATGATTTTCTCGATCAGGTTAACAAGGATTCAAAACGAACCAAGAAAAAACCCATGCTGGTATGGAAGCGTGATCGAAAGCCGTGGCTCGCTTTTTTGAAGACCGAAGATCTGATTGGTGAATATGAATATTCTCTGAAATATCGTGAGTGGACGGCAGTTCCTTTAAAGAAAGTTCTTGAATTGCCGGACGAGTTTTTCTTCAAGCAAAAAAATTAATCATAGATTTGGAACGCCATGTTGTCGGAAACGAATAAGTTATCTCCAAGTGGAAGTGAGAAAAATACGTTATACATTCCAACTTCTAATTCACTTGTGTCAATCTTATAGAAGCTTTGCAATAGCTCTTTGTAATCGGGTGGTCGATCCTCGTATGCTATTCTTAAAAGCGGTTCTGCTGGCAAGCAAGGGCCAGAAATTCTTGTCATGGTCATCAAGGCGTTTCCAGCGATTGCCAAATTCTCGTAATATCGTTTCAAATCTGATCCGGTCGGGACATTTGGTGTGATTGCAAGAATTAAATATTGTTTAGATCCTTTTCGCATTCTATTTGGACGGAAGGTGAATGCGAAATCGTAAACAGCAGGTTGGGTGAAACTATACCACAAGTCTGGATAAACTTCAAATATATTTGTTATTTCAACAGCACCTTCACCTGCAACAACTTCTGACTTCCATACATCAACAAAAGTTCCAATTTGGTATTGTGGTGCTTCTAGCAAAACATCCACCTGATAGATGCCCGTCTCTATTTTCCTTACATTTGAACCATCTATAGTTTGTACTAGGAATCTATCAAGCGGATTATTTGGATCTCCATTTGGATTTACACCATAAATATCGACGCTATAAATTTGAAGAAGATCTGCTGGAGCATTGGCATTGTAAACAAAAAGCTGTAATTCTAATGTGTCGCCAATAACCGGATTTTGATATCTTTTCTTGTTTGGCATTTTTCAGTTTTCCTTTTACCTTTTGTTTGATTGATCTTCTATGTACTTGTTTTCATCTTCACGCTGTTTAATAAAGCGCTCGATGTAATATTTTCTTTTTATTATTGGAAGACCGCTTGCTTCTTGGTCGCTCATTCTTAAATGATAAACGCAGATAAATAATTCTTCCCATATTTGGTGAAGAAATGCTAGGGCTACGTCCCCGTTTTCTTCTTCGGTTTCGGGAAAAAAAAGTTGGATTCGAGTGGGAGATCAATATCAAAATCAGTTAAGCATGAAGGGCAACCAGTAGGAATAGTTGTGTCAATTTTGAAAGGTGGTTCATTTATTGCATTTCTGAGATAATTTGAATCTTGTACATTAAGATTTCTAAGTAAAATCATTAATTCTTGCTTAGATGTGACGCCCTCAATCTCAACTAATAATTGTGCTAGTCTAAATATGAGTGTGTCATCAATTGCATTTTCTCCGAATGTCTTGATACGATTTTCCCGATGATCTTGAATCGCAGTTTCATCTTTTCCCGTTGCAATTCTATAAGAAAATTTAAAATTTGACATCGGCAACACACCTGTCAATTCTTCATTAACATTATCTTCGGGACGATCCACAGAAATATTATTTAGATCGATTGTTGTATTGAACTTTTTATCACATGAAGGGCAGTTAATTTGAACTTCGTATTCGTTTCCATAAGAAATTCCACGCAAGTAAATAAGTAAGAATGTGCGATCTATGCTAAAGAGTAATTCTGGGTTAATAGGTTCTTCTATACATTTTTTAAAAACCATATCTAGGGATTGTCCTTTTTTAATAAATTTTGGAGTTGCCAAAATTTGTTCTTCGTCACCCGTCATTGGTCTAATATGTATAAATCCTCCCTGTGGCACGCCAGCTGCTGGAGAATAAAATTTTCCCTTACTTGGAAGCTGAACTTCTTCATAAACAAAGTTTGATTGTTTTAACTTTGACAAAAGGACATTTAGTTGCGAAAGTTCTGCGCCTTGCATTTGTGGGTTTGGGGGGGCAAAATTGTTATTTCTGGGTTTTGGTTGTTGTGGCTGTGTTTGCGGTTGGGGATTTGCAAATTGTGGCGGCACAAAGTCTTCCTGATTCGGGTCAGGGAACGAGTTTGTGTTATCGAGTGCATTTGTTTTTTGTAGGTTCTTTTGTGCAGCTATGGCTGCCTGTAATCCGGGCGGTAAATTTCCAGTGATTTGTGGTGGTTGAGGAAAATCTTGACTCATAGTAAACTCCAAAAAATACAATACTAACTAAAATATAGTAACATGCTTTTTATTAATCAACAAAATGTAGAAGAACTTGTTTTTTATAAGCCGGATCTTTCAAAAAAAATGATTGACAAAATTCACTTGATTAAAACTTGGAAGTTCGCATTAAAGAATCCTAGTTTGAAAGCAATGGGAAAAACGGCCATAAAGCAATTTCTAAAAACTCTTACTGATGAAGAAAAGGAAATAATTTCAATTTATTACGGCAAGCCTATTCAAGTGGATATACTTGATGATAGTAAATTAAAAAATTGCAATTTTGAAATTGAAAATGCAGAATTTTACCTTCCTCCTGACTATAATTTTATAGACTTTTGCATTACACGAAAAGAAAACAATTTGGGAGTCACATTATGGAAGTGATCAGAGATCTTGTGCTTTTAATTCTTGGTTCGGTTGGAATGACTGCTATAATTGTCGAGGGCACAATTTTTGTTCCTGTAAAAGATTTCATGGAAAAGTATATTCCACGAATCTATGGTACTGATGGCGCCGGCAACCGTACTTTTTTAATGAAGTTACTTAATTGCTATCAGTGTACCGGATTTTGGTCGGGTATATTTATCGGGTTTTTACTTTATGGAAATTTTTCAGATGTTTTTAACTTCGTTGATTCTTTGAAATATGTTTTTGCTGGTGCATGTGCATCAAGTTGTTGCTCTGTGTATTTTGCAAATTACATGACTTATTTGGAGGCTAATTCCATTGTCTCTAGCAAGTGAATTTTGGTGTAACACTTGTTCGAAAAAAATAAACGAGTCTGACATCAAAAACAAAATAAGCTATATCCCCGTCCAACGTGGTCTTGATAAGATTGAAAATAATAAGAAAGTTCCTTTTGAGACATATAACAGGAATTGTCTTAAAAAATGTCCGTACTGTGGCTTTACATTAAAGGAAAAACGAAATGTCAGTAAATCCAATAACACTTTTGGACATCAAGGCGGCACTGAAGGATCCGATGTTCAGGAGCAAGCTCCCTGACACACTCAATCCAGAGGTAAAAAAATATTTAGACAATCCGGGCTGTGCCTGTAACGTTCCATTGTATCAGAAAATAATGTCTGATGCGTCTGATCTGGTACAAAGCTATTTTCCTAACAAAACTCTTGTCCCAACAAATGAAAAAATGGAGACCCTTGCTAGGAATAGCTGGAATGTAATAAATTGTCACGTAGACGAGATTGAATTAAAATTAAGAATGCTAGGACATGGGCGAAAGCAAATAGCAATTGCCAGATATGAAGACCAAGCTACAATTGTAGTAAATGAACTCGATTTTATTTATTGATCAAAGAAATTTCTTTTAAAACAGATTCTGGATGTTCTTTATATTTTTTAGGAAACATAAAATATACATCTGATGGGTCCCGAAGTTTTCCAGCCTGCAATGCGTAATTGTAGCATTTGATGCTCATTTCTATCATGTTGTTTTTGTAATAATAATCTCCAATAATACACCAAAATTCTGCCATCTCTGGTTTTTTACAAAGTGCTAGAGATATTGCTCTTACTCCTTCGTTTGGCAAATTATATTTAAAAAAATAAAGATAAGACATATACAAAAGTAACCACAATTCATTTTCTAATGGTATTTTGTGTGTGAACAATAGGTGGTCAGCGCTTGAGATGAACTTATCATATTGTTTTGTATAATATAAATTAATTACCTGATAAAATTGAGCGGATCTATTTGTTGGTTCTTCTGTCATCCATGATTGCTCGTTTTGTAGCTCTACTGTTGCCGGAGCAGAAATAAAGCATGTTGGATTAACAGAAAAATCTCCAAGTAGCATTTCTGAATGCCAATTATCAAACCTTAGGTCTTCCCTTTTACATATTCTTAGTTCTTTTCTTATAAAATCTTTATATGCAATTCCAACCCCACCTTTAATTGTATCTTTTTCAAAATTTGAAGTTATTAACTTCTCTCCATCCCTAAAGAAAAAATAATCTCCATCTGGCAATTTATGTTTTACAATATTTAAATCCCCAGATCTATTTTCATTTTTTAGCTCAAAATATTTTGTAATTTTTTCATGATAGAATTTTTTATTACCAACAATGTAAATTTCATCAAATGTTTCATTAAAAGATTCTATTGTTGATATTGTGTTTTTTTCAATTCTACTAGAAATTAATGCTTTCACAAATTTTCCTCATCTTTTCGGATTGATCAATCAATCCTGACTTTTTTAAATCTTCAGAACATTGTGCGACATATGATTTGTTGCCATTAAAAGCAAAAAACTTTGAAAGATTGGATACCGCTCGCATAAAAAAATCTTTTTCACTTATCGTATGGTTTTGCATTCTTGTCTTTTCCTCGTCTTCTTACCGAAGATCCTGATTTCAACTGATACAATTCGCTTATTTTCTTTTTTAGATCTTGATGATTTTTTGCCGCTCTGTATAATTGTCTGAATTGGTTAAGTATACATGTTGTCATATAATTAAATGCTTTTCCTTTAGATGGGTTAAATCTATCAACTCTTTCAAAGCAAATCATTACTCCTTCTTGAACCGCATCATCTTCGTCTATATGGTTGAATTTTGCATACCTAACAATATTTTGTGACAACATATGAAATGCATTTGCAAGTTCTCCTTGCGCTATCTCAAATGCTATTTGAGATTTTAATGGTTCTCCTTCTGGAATTATAATTGATTGTTTATTTTTATTATTTGTGCATTTATGAAATTCCATATCTGAGCATAGTAGATCATATTTCATCTTTTGTGTTTTGCATTTTTGAAATTCGATTATAACATTTTCGAATTTTTTATTGTTTAAATATTCAACTTTCATAATATAATTTAGTGGTAAATTAGTTTTTTTTAAATTTTTGTTGGTGGCATTCTGGTTTTCGATTATAATTATAATGTAGGGCTTTCTTTTTTTTTGGGACCTACGAGGGCTTTAAAAATCTTAAACAGAAAGAAATCACATGTCTAATTTCATTGATATATTAGAAAACCAAGAGCTTATAGACAAAATTGAAAGCGCCGGATTCAAAGAGATTATAGACATCTTGTTGATGAATGAAAGTAAGGTTTACACGAAAAAGGGTAGGTTAAATAAAAGTGGAGCATGTAGAATGCTAAACTGTAAGCCAAGAGATTTGGAGTTCCTGTTACAGAAATTCAGAGAAATTATTAAGTCTGATCAATTCTTGGACGACTCAACAAGTACGAATCAAGATGAATTTTGATTATTAACCAGAAAGTCCTGCAAGCCACCCTGCACGATCATATTGCAAGGTGGCGGATATTGTCATGTGTTGAGTGTTTCCTGCATCTAATGTTCCAAATTTTAAATTTACTGGATAAGCGCCTTCATATATCCATGTTTCAATAATTTGTCCTGCTGATGTATACATTCCTAGTTGTATTGTCGTTTTTAGCGCTGCTGGTGCGCCTTGATATCCGGTAAGAGGATTGTGAAACTTTGAAATCCACTTATACAGAACGTTATTAACATTAAAATTCTGAACAATATCATACCATGTAAATTCAACTTGTTGATATTTCATTTTTACCGGATAGCTTATCGTCTCTGATAAGTGCTCATATGATTTTGATGTAAACTCATATGTTGGTCTAGATGCTTTTTCTGGAGGCAACGTTGCTATTGTATATTCTTCAAGATACGGAAATGTTGTTAAAAACAAATGTGATCTTTTGAATATTGTAGTCGGGGTAAATATTGTTGATGAGCCGAGAAATATTTTCTCACGTAATGATTGTGCCATTGTTGATGTATATATGTAATTTATTGATAAAAAAATACTCTACCAAAAATATTTGGCAGAGTATTTTTATAAACCAAATTTTAAAATTTAATTTAGCAACCGAGACAGCTAACGGATTTTGGTTGAACTGCACAAGAGCTTACTGCTTGATAGCTAAATGATTGATATCTCATTACCAATGAAATTTCGCATTCCTCATTGTTGGTATAATCTAAATCTCCAAAATCAATTGATTTTGGCCATGGTTGATTATATGTGAAAATTTCAATTGGAGTTCCACAACCGTCAAGCATTGTTAGTACTCCGGCTCGTGCACAATAGCCAGCAGGAATGGCAGCTTGTCGCATTCTTGCTGGGTTTTCCATGTCATACAATGTTGAGATATACGAATAGAGTGCAGCGATTCCAGCTTTTGCTGCATCGCCACCATCATTTCCTCCACCAGTATTAGAATAACCAACGTCATAATAGGTGACGTTTAATTCATCGGGTTTGAATTTTCCCGGAATCCAAGTAACTCCGTTTAGAAAATTAATTTCCCTGTCCTCTCCTGATACTTTAGGACGAGCTGCTTTTTTAATAAACATCGCAGGAATGTCGCCTGCAACAGTTCCATTGAGAGCAAATGTCCAACGGAACTTTCTTTTAAATACTGTTCCGGGTGCGCCCAGAAGACCGATTCCCATACTTGCCATAATTTGTACTCCTTAATTAGATATTAGTTCCAAGTGGAGTTACAATCGCACCTTGAGAGAGGATTGTGAACTCAATAAAGATGAATTCGAGTGCTTTAACTGGTTTAATGCCAATTTTGGCTCTCATTTCATTCCTGTCAACTACTGCTGGTGGATTCAATTGATCATCACATTGAACAAAGAATCCGGGGCTTACAGATGTGTCAGCAGCAATACCACGGTTTACTTGTATATTTTGAAGAATTGCTTTTGCTTGACGAACAAAATCAGCTCTTGTGGTTGCATCATTTGGCTCAAATAATAAATTCTTAGCCATAGCAGAAATTTGTTTTTCAACAAGAATCATCAATCTACGAACGTTTACTCTATCCAAGGCAGTTGGGCGACGTTGTAGTGTTTTATTACCCCAAACATAGAATCCTGTTGAGTTTGCTTGCTGGGCAACAGATGTAGCAGCAAACTGAACAATTGGATTAATACAGTTGAAGTTGCCATACATTTGATCACGTTCGGTCTGTGTTGGGCGATAAAATACGTCCATAATGTTAGGAACAACACCTCGTGTTAGTCCTGCAGCAGAAAACCAAGGATAGCTAAGTGAATCGCTTCTTGACATAGTAGCTAAGATTGAACCGGATGGTGGAACCCAAACAGGTTTTTTGTTGAACGTGTCGTAAATAACCACCCATGGCCAGAACAGTGCTGCAAATGAGCTGTTAAATGGTACGTAGTTTGAAGTTGACTGTCCGTTTTGCCATTGGATGATTTCTTGAACTCCAAATCCAAATGGTGGATCGATAATAGCCAAGCAATCTCTTCTTACAGATTCGCTTATGTTAATGAGTGCCAAAATAACATCTGTTGATGTTCTTCCGGGAGCAGCAATCAAATCAACATTGATTTGTTCAATTTCGCTCAAAGCATATAATCCACTCATAGCTGCCGGGTTACCGATGATTAGATCATCTTGTAGTCCGGGATCAGCTGGCATACCGTCTGTACCACCAGAAAGTGTCAAGTAACTAGTTAGTGTATCTGCTGGAGGTGCCAAAACAGATGTATTGTCTATAATGCTGATATAATTGCTATATAGATTTATTTGGTTTGTCACATAGTTTGTTGCCGAAGTATTTTTGGTGAGATTACCCCAGCTTTCAACCCATACGCCTCTAGTGTACACTTGGATTTGGAATGTTCCTTCTGAAAGGCTGTTGTAAATTTGAATGGTTGTTGCGTTACCTTCGATACCGGGTGTGCTTGCGTTAATTGTTAAAGAAACAGCACCGGTAGTGTTAGCATCACCACGAATCAGTCCAAGACAGTAACTTGCTGATGAACTGGTAAGTCCAATAGGGGTTGTACCAACACCAGCGGTTGTTGGGAAGCCAAAAATTGTTTGTGCAATTGTTGAGGGCTTAACATAAATTTGGGCGTCACGACCAAATGTCAATGTGTTAAGCTGTAGTTGGGTTCCTAAGGGGCAAGGCGTTGTAGAAGTAGAAGTAGTCGTGCCACAACTATTGTTTAACACAGGGTATACAGGACCAGCGACAGCCTCTAGTCCACCAACCAAAGATCCGCTGTTATTAGGATTGGTCGGGTTATTTATCCAATAGTTAATATCTGTAAGAATATCGGCAATTCCAACAGTGCCAGCATAATAATCGTATGGAGCAATTGAGCTCCTCAAAGGAATAACTTGTGGAACACCATCGATATTGGCATTGTTTGTTCCATTTACATAAACGGTCAAGCTTGGTGCTGGTCCCGCTGCTGAGAAGTCAAAAATTCCGTTTGTTACTGAACCCGCTGTTGCATAGCCACAGTTTGCACCTATTGTAGATCCGATTGTCATGCCAAGTCCCATTTGAATTGGGCTACTATTACCACCAGCAGCCATGCTGGCTACAGAAACCCATTCAAAGCTTGAGTCTAGACCATAAGAATAAAGTGTTCTGATTGCCAATGAAGGTCCGGATGTATTAACATAAAATTGAATGCCATCAATTTCTGGAATTAATTGAAGATTTAGTGTTGCAACTAAATCTTCGGCAGTATAATTATGTGATCCTTTATATAAACTCCCAACAACATTGTTTGTATAAGGAATTACTAGAATGTTATAAGATAGGATTCCATTCAATCTCCAACGAAGGAAACGATCTTTATCCATTGTATAGTAAGGCGCACCCCCGGCAGGTGCGCCAATAACATTGACTGCCAAACCAGAAGCAGGCGCATCTACTGTTGCTGTAAGTGCGTAGTTTGGGTTGGTTGGGTTAGTCTCTGCCACACGAACAACCCACAAAGAGTTGCCAGTCAATAAGTATTGTGAAGCCGCATATAATAAATATGGATCACTTTGGTTTGGATTTGGATAACCAAATACTGTATTAAGTTGTGCTTGATTAGTAATAAATGTTGGTTGGTTAATTGGACCCTTTGAAGCAAAGCCTACCATACCAACAGTTGTTGTTACTGCTTCCTGTAGGTAGAAACTTAAATCGTTCTCTGCTATACGTACAGAGGGACTAATTGTGTTGCTTGGTGGAAATCCGGGTAGTGCACCTGCCATAATAAATCTCCCTTACAAATCTGATAATCGTCTTATGGTAATAAAACCATCTCTAACTGCTTTATCTATATATTCAGTATGCCTCGCATCTTCTAACAAAAATGTATTTTTTCCAAAACCTTTTCCGGGAAGGTTAAGGCATTGTATTTGATTCATTAGATGTTTGTGTCTAATTACAACCTGTATTGGACCATCTGTTATGTTTGTTAGCTCAATCATTAATTGACTCCTACGTCTTGGTTGCCAACAATTTCTGTAGAAGTACCGGACAGTCCATTGTTTGTAAATTCGATTGGAACATTTAAAACTGTTTTTCTTCTTAGCAAAGGTTGTTGCAGCCAAGTTAAAGCTTTTATGGTGTACTGAAATTTAATTACTCTTAGTTTTGCATCTCCGGGCTCAAAATCCAAATTATTAGTAATTGACTCCAATGTTACGATTGGTTCCCAGTTTACACCACGTACCTTAATATATGCAACAGGACTAAATTTCGTTACAACTTGTTCTGTTATTTGGTTCATATCCTCAAGATGAAGTGTCCAAGCCAACAAATTATATGTAACATATAATGGTATTCCCCATGTTGTTCCAAATATTGTATCCTGAACAATATTTCTTCCACCTTGTCTTAGATGCCAATCAACATTTCCATGATAAATATATTTGTCTTTTGCGTATTCGATTCCTGTTTGTGAAATTGCAAGAAGTGGCAGTCTTAGTCTATTAACTACTAAAGTATCACCAGTTTTTGTATTTTGTTGTGCAACGAAGGCCACAGCTCTATCTTGTGTTCCCCAAATAATTGGAACCTGATGTGCTACGCCATCTTCGTCAATAACAACTATTTTTCTAAACAAATCCATGCAAGCTTCATCTGTTGCTCTGATTGTTTTAGAATAACGATATATGGTATTATCTGTTGGTGGTCTTAAATCATTAACAATAGCGCCAGTCTGAATTGGATCACAATTACGATCAGTTCCAAGTCCAATATTCTGATCAGCTGTTTTTACGCTTTCCCAACTTTGGAATGTATTGGGTACATTGTTTTGGTTATTCGGATCGACAGGACATGATGGAGGAGGATCAATGTTTTGTGATTGTGGTAGAGGAGCACGTGGCTGACAATTATTTAAGCCGCCTTCCAACGTATTAATATCTGGACCAATTGGTTGCATCTGAAAACTCCTCTAAAATATATATTATATCTTAGTTTTTTTTGAATAATTGCACCACCGCATAAATATATTTATGGGATGCATTGGAAGTGTTTGTTCATATAATGGAACCGGAGTAATAGGGGCTAATGGCTCTTCTGCTTGCTTTCCAAGCAATAATATTTATTATAGATTCGAAATAGGATCTACTGTTTATGTAATAAGTTCTGCAATAAACAAGGGAATATTGCAAAAAGTACTTATTGCAAATATAAAAATAAGATCAAATAATACATCTATTTTTGAACCGACAATATTATATGTTGACCAGTACAACTGGGAATACAACGAAAAAGAACTATGTGATTTTGATTCTGCAAAAGAATTAGCAATATTATATTATGAAAATAAAAAATTTGATATTAATAAACTCCCACCTGTCTCAAATTTAAGTAAATATCCTGCTTGGGATATAAATGCACGGGCTCAATATGTTGATCAAGAATACATTATTCAAAAATTTTAAATTGATAAAATTTCCTGCAATGTTACGAGTTGCAAATTACTCCACAAATTTGGATTTATAAATATAAAATCTGCAGATATTATTCCGAAATCTTGATAATCATTTTCTATTCTTACTTTTAAAACTTTTGTTTTCTTGTTTAATAAAAGTGTAAATGTTTTGAGCCAAGTCTCTGCAGAAATTACTTCTTTGCAAGAATTTATAATTTTTAAAAATCTATCAAATGTTATTGGTATTACTTTTCCACTTCTTTGTATCAGTTTGTTTGCTGTCATCCAATAAACATTATCAAAATGATGCAGTCCGTAATACTTTAAATCAGCCTCACTGCTTGTTATTATAACCTGCCAACCATCTTTAACAAAGTGGTCTGTTACTAAAAAAAGCTCATTCTTTTCGAAATACCTTTTTCTTTGTTTTATTTTTGATGAGCCTGAAGGACAAATAACTACAGTTTTATTAAGGGAAAACTGCGGGTCCGTTCCTATTATACTTTCCCATCCGGGATTTGTGTTTATTCTTTGTTTATATTTTGCAAAATTTCTCTCCCAATCACCAAAATCCAAATTATCTGCCAAGTGTGCAGATGTTCTAAAGTTAGGATTTCTTTCAAGTTCTGCTACAATTTTATTTGCATTACTTGTTCCCATTGTATTTCTTATTATCATGCTTTTTACTTTGAAGTAATCGAAGAAGTTTTTAGCAAAATCTTTACTTCCTTCATTTGCATTGAATATAATGTGGCTATCTTCTTGATTCCAGCATGACGAAAGTCCAAGAAGGCAGTCTCCAACGCCGCCAAAGGTCAAATAAATATTTTTTGCATTCTTGGTAAAGTTTTGTATTTCTTTTTGTAATTCTGTCCATGTGGACAGCTCTCTAGAATTAAAATTTAATGGTGATATGCTTGGATTCTTCGGCCTCGTATTTGCACTTCTAATAATCGGTGGCTGTTTTTGCTGTGGCACACCTCGTGATATAAAAGAATTTATTACGTCCATACTTGGTGTAACATGGGGTTTTTGTTTGTTTAATGCTTGCGAAATGTTTCTTTTTAAATCTGACATTATGTTTTTATTATTCTTCTTTTTGAAGGTGTCTGTATTTCATAAGAATCTTCTGTTCCTTTATTTAATTCTGCTCTTATTTTGCCGTACCAACTTGCGGCCTTAGATTCGGAAACATGAAATAGTACAGAAAGTGCCTCAGGATCTTCTAGCAAAATTAGAAAGTTTTCCCAAAAATTCTCATCGATCTCATTTCCCTTTTTAATAATACGTGTCGCCAAAGATTCTCTATATCTTTTTTCGTCTTTTGCCAACTTTAAACTTTCCATTATTGTTGCAAAACTTGACATGTTAGTTTGGGACCTTTCTGATGTCTTTATAGTTTTTGTCGCAGTCCTTGTTTAAATACAAACAAGCAGCATTTGATTTGGCTAATTTAGGTTTGGCAACGACAGCTTGATATTTCGACCGTGCTCCAGCCTCTTGTTGGAATTCTTGGTTTTGGAATGGATTTCCACTAACAATCCCAACATATCCTTGCTCGTTTAGCCATCCATAAAAACTATTCATATTTTTATATAGAAGATTCAAAGTGATTTCAATTTGTTTATTTGGGATTGGGCTTCAGTATAATTATTTGAAATTTTGTTTGTTTGATAAATTAAATTCTCTGCATTGTTCAAAAAAGAATAAGAAGGCGCATAATACAAATTAATTCCATCATTAACTTCATAGAAAATAGAGTTGGTTTTAACGTCAATATATGTAGCCAAAACTTTTATGTTTATATTTTTTTCATTATATAATTTTTGTTGATAATTGTACGGGAATACAACCGGAGTATTAAATGTAGGCATTAGAAACCACCAAGAATAGTTCCATATATGTTTTGTGCTATTTTTGTTTTATTTTGTGCTGATACTTCTATGCTTTCTCCACCCTGTAATATTATAGCAGGATAAAATGTTAAGTTCAAGTTTGGATTTGCACTACTAAAGAATCCCACGGAAACAGGAGTTGAGTTGTTTTTTGTCACAATAACTTTTACTGGACCACCAGATGAACTAACTATTGCATTTGTTATGCTGGTAACTTGACCAACCGGTGAGCTGTAAGAAATTATATTTCCTGTGGACGAAGCAGGTAAATTTGGATATTCTCCAAATTCTTGAACAACTCCAGAAATAGGAGTAATATTTATTAAATTTTTTGTTTTTAATTGAGTCATGGTACGTCCAAAAAAAAGCCCTAGATATCTTTTGAATATCTAGGGCATTAGTGTTAAAAAACTAAATCAATTAGTTTCATGCATTAAAACTGTTGCATATTATTGTTGTTTTGTGCAACATAAGGCATTGTTGCGCCAATCAATGTAGCATAAAGGTTTTGCGCTGCAGCTGCATCGTTTTGGATGTAGATGGCAATTGTTTGCGCTGGGTTAACCAATAGAGGATTACCAAACTGGAAGTTGATGAATGGGTTGGCGCTGGAGAAGAAGCCAACTGCTATTGGGTTGGTGTCGATTTGAACGATCACTTTGCAAGGACCGCCAGAAGCACTGGCCATTGCATTGTTGATGTATGCCATTGTACCGCCAGCTGGAGTGTAATCAACAACTGCAGTCTGAGAGCCAGAAGCAACAGCAGTAACACTATTGTAAAGCTGAAGTGCGTTTCCAGCGTTGCTCACGGAGACAGAACCGACAATGGTCTGAACGCCAGTAGGAGCAATTGTGAAGATACCAGTTCCAGCATCTGCAATAACTGTTCCAGAAACCGCTTGTGTGGCTGGGAAGTTTGTTACAGTTACGCTGCCATCGATGGATTGAGTACCAGAGGGCACTGTTGTAAGTGAACCTGCAACAGTCTGCACCGCTGGGAGATTGTCAATGCCAATTGTTCCAGCGACAACTTGGGTAGCGGGGAAGTTACCAACGGTAACTGTGCCGTCAATGTTCTGTGTGCCTGTTGGTGCAATTGTGAAGAGACCAGATCCAGCATTCGCTGTAACGGTGCCGTCAACAGTTACGCTTCCAGCGACAACTTGTGTAGCGGGGAAGTTACCAACGGTAACTGTACCATCAATGTTCTGTGTGCCTGTTGGGGCGATTGTGAAGAGACCGGATCCAGCATTCGCTGTAACGGTGCCGTCAACAGTTACGCTTCCAGCGACAACTTGGGTAGCGGGGAAGTTACCAACGGTAACTGTACCG